TTAGCCTGAGCCAATTGGTCAGCTACAGAGTTACTACCCACTACAAGAGCTTCGATTTCTGAGTTTAAACCACTCTGAGTCTGGATGATGTAATCTAGGAAAGAAGCCTTAATCTTACCAGCCACTCGATTAAACTCTTCTCCACTCATAAACTCTTGGTCAATAAAAGGCTTAAGTACATCGTCTGTGATTACAGTGTAATCATCACTCTCAGTCTTAATTACAGAGCCCATAGCAGACATTGCAAAATCAGTAAGCTCAGCCTGTTTTCCTATGAAAGAACTATTTAATATTTTGTCTACAGAAGAGAATATGTTCTTTTCTCTAGCATCTGTAGTTCTTGTTTTCTTTCTATTAAACTCATCACTGTTTCTGAACTTGGTAGTATCATAGTTTGTAGCCTGTGTAAGCTTGAAGTTAAACTGAGCCATCTTAGCATACTTCAAGAACTCAGTGAATATCAACTGCTGAACAGCGTTGTCAGCATCATTCAATCCTTCTTTACTGTGATACTTTTCAATATTATCTTTTAATGCAGCAGGGTCAAAAGCTTTTGCCTTTGTTCTGGTTGGGAACATTGATCTAATGTATTCACCATCCTTCTTACCAAACAATCCTTTCTTGTTAATACTGTCTAGGTATTTTAGGTATTCTCTAATGATTGGCTGATTAAGGAACCAAATAGTGTTTTCCCCAACACCCATTCTTTCAAGGAACATGAATGTACTAACTACAGAATTAGATCCTATAATTTTCATGATGTATGGATCTTTAGCTACGTCCACAAAAGATGTAGCATATCCAGACAATCTATCAGATATAAACTGTTTACCATCTTCAGTAGACTTACCAGAGATAGAAGCATATTCTATACCATTGATTTTCACTTTGTTATGAGGAAGGTTTATTACACCGTCACCAAGAATTTTTCTATCAAAAGCTGATAATCCTGCAAATGTAGAAGGATCAATATAAACCTCAGATTTTTGTGTAAGTGATTGACCTGTAATGTTTACAGCAGCAATACCCACCCACTTCTTAGCAGTAACAAATGAGTTTCTAAGTGTAGTCATAAAGCTACGCTTCAGAAGCCTTCCTTTAACAGTAGTTTCATCTTCACCTCTTATTTTATCAAGTTCTGTAGCAATATCAGAAAGACCAGCATCGTCTACAGGAGCAACTAAACGATCAAAGTTTTCAGGAAGTGTAATCATTTCTTCTAAAGACTCATAGTACTCATTCTGTAAAGCTCGATCGTACATATCATTTACAAACTTATCTCTAAGCTTCTCTTGTAAATTAACATCCCCTAGTCTTTCAAGTTCTGCTATCACTTTGTTCTCAAACTCTGTAGATTCTTTAACATCTTCAAGAAGACTATCAAGAAGATTTGAGTATCTGTCTACCAGGTTTTTAGGATCATCCAATCCTAGACTTAAGATTTGTGCAGCTTCAAGAAGTTCAGCTTTATTAACTTTCTTATTTTCAAGAACTTCATCAAACACTTTACCAAAAAATTCTTTAGTATCTTCTTCAGAGCCCTGAAGTTTAACCAATCTGATGTCACCATTCTTGTCTATGTAGGTAGACTTTAAGTAGGTGTTCATCTTATCGATGTCAAAGTCAGAACCAGCTTTTGCTGTAATCTCAGAAGGAACTACAATTGTATCACCCATACTCTGAGGAAGGAAACCTTTCACACGGAATGTCTCAATAGAAGACATGGCCTGTGTAGGAATACGGAAACCAATACCTCTTAGGATAGACTTTCCTTCTTCTGTACTATTTAAGTATTTAAGAATAGCCTCATCATTAGGAAATCTCTTCTTATTAAACTTACCTCTAAACCAATGAGGAAGAAGTACTTCTATGTAAGGATCTCCTTTTGTATAGAATTTAAGATTATCGCTTGTAAGCTTTACCTTCTTTTTATCCTCTTCAGATAACTTATTATATTGTTGTCTAGATATTTTTTTATATCCAGTTTCTGTTTTAATCACTAAACCTCTACCCTCTGCTGCATTTTCCCAAAGTGTAACAGGAACCTGAACCTTAGGACCACCATTCATCTTAGGGCTAATCAATGACTTACTCACCATAGAGAATAGAATGTCCTTAATTTGCTTGTATGCAGGAGATGCTTCAAAAGGAATAATGAACTGACCGTTCTCATCACGCTTAATAGTATCCTTGGCATTCTCAGACATTTCTCTTCTAAATAGTTCATACTCAAGAGTTTCCTGAATAGCTTCAGGGTATGCAAGACGGAAACCGTCTCCTAAGTCTTCAATACCAAGTTTATTTAAAAGATTCTTATAAGCATTCTCATGAAGAGCATCTAAAGCTTTTAAGTTACGCTCATATGCTTTTTTAGCTTCAGGACTTCCTTCTCCATTAGCAAATAGATCAAGGCTAGAAAGTTTTGTCAACTGAGAACCACGAGTTTGATCTTTAGGATTCTCAAATGCAGTCTCAACCTGAATACCGTATGCTTTCCAAGGTACCTTTACAATACCTTCTTTAGGGAAAGGTTGTTCATTAAATGTTCCATCTGCATTGTACAGATTGTATAATTCTGTAGCACCCACCTTTCTACTACTCTCAAACACCACATATCCAATCTTCTCTTTCCACATCTTTGTATATAGCTTCTCAAGGTTTCTACCCTCAATAGCTTTGTAATACAAAGGCATCTGAGAAAACTTATCCAATACATTGTCAATCTTGTTCTCACCAGCTTTAACACCAGATACAATTGGTTTAAGAACATCTGTTACAAATACAGGTTCAGGTTTGCTAATTAATTCAGCATCAGCCTTTTCTAACTTATCATTAGTATATGTGTATTCACCTTTTGCAGCCAGCTTGTTTCTTGTGTATGCCATTTGCCACTGATGCCAGTTCTCAGCTTCTGTAGTCCACTGACCATTCTTAAGCTTCACCTCTCTATAAGTGTTATCCATAATCATAGAAGCAGCATCTGCCTCATTAATGTCTGGATATAGATCACTTGATAGTTTTACATCAGAAAGTGTAATAGTGTTAGCAAATGATTTATGTAAATGGTATCCAGGATCGTCAGAAGACAATTCAATATCACCAGCCTTGTTATACTCATCATTCAAAAATGCATTGTATGCAGGGCTATCGAATGTTGTTCTACGAGGAGATAGGAAACTCTTAATACGTTTGGTCTCATCTAACTTACCCTTCTTAATGGCAAATTCATATGGATCTCCAAAGATCAGCTTGTGAAGTTCAATGTTGTTGATGATGTAGTTTGCATTAGCAAATGTTAACAGGTTGTTAACCTCATCACTAGTCATCTTAAACTTATTGATTTCATTTGCTGTAACAAAGTCATCATCTAGACCCTTGTAAGCAAATTGATCTTCTTTAACTTGAGCTAGTTCACCATTATCTCTTAGAATGTTTCTAGTTTCTTCTACTGTACTATTGATGAAGTCAGCAATGGACTTATTAATATCTTCGATGTTTTCATCAATGTATTTCTCAATTTGCTCTTGAGTGCTGCCCTGAGCAATCATCCCTTCGATATTCTTTACATCTTTCTCACTAAGAATCTCTCTGAAGAATCTTAATTGCTTAGCTTTATCTCCAACATTTTTAATCTGCTTTCTATTCTCAGCATCTAGAGCAAGAGCCACCTCATCAATCAAATATCCCTTTAATATTTTATTAATCTTACCCCAAGCTCTCCCACCTACAATATCAGCATAAGTGAAATGGTTTCCAAGATTAATCTTCCATTCTGTAGAACCATCTGCAGGAACTAGAATATAGTATTCACCTTGAAGGTTTTGGTTAATTTCCTGGGTGAATCTTCTACCAAGTGTAAGTCCACTAGTTGTAGTGCCCTTGTCACCATCTAGTTCTTTGGTCCCTTGGATGTAACCAATCTTAAGGTCTTTTATCTTCTTACCCTCTGAATTATAGAAGTTACCACCTTTCTTAAGTGTTACACTGTTTATAGTGAATACATCATTCAGCTCTGGTCTAACTTGTTTCAATCCTTCAACTGTATCAACACCATTGAATTCATTCTCCATTATGGAAGGAACGTTGTTCTCAGCATAAGATTGAATACGTTGATTCTCAACACCAAAGTAAGTTGTGTCCTGAGAAGGATTAGTCACCTCAATATAAAGGTTGGCTAACTTAGACAATTGAGGATTAATACCAAGAGTCTTACCTGTAAGAGTTCCTACAGAAGGACTCTTTTGGATGTATGTATATATTCCACCAACGGCTTTAGCAAATTCCTTTTGTTTACTATCCTTCAGAGAAACATATGTACTTAGAGGAAATCCTATACCAAGGTCAACAAGGAAGTTTACCATAGCTTGTGGTTCTTTAGGAACTGCTGTAGGTAACTTACTTTTATCAACATCAAATGTTTTAGTAACCTTATTTCTCTTTATAACAGACTTAGGATCATCAGCCAACATTTTCATGTTCTCAAACCACTCGCTCTGTAATAACTTACTGGTAGTGAATTGATTAGCAGGAGCTGTGTACACATTAGTACCATCAATATACTGAACTACAGCGTCAGGTTTTTGCTTAGTGAATGTCTGGTAGAAATTGATGAAAAGTCTCCAGTCTTCTGGTTTCTTAAAGTTGGAAAAGTCAAATACATATGATTCTTGCTCATCACCTCTTTCCATCTTACCACCAATACGTTGGTATAGACGTACGTAATTACCATTGTTTGTAGCAAGGTCTGTAAGTTCTTTTTCCAGTCTTGGTATATCGGTCTTATTAGAAAGCTTGTCTAATAATGTATTAAATATTTTACCAAAGTTGTTAAGTTTATATCCTCTAACACTTGAATAAACACGTTCTGGAAGACTCAAAGATGTAGCATTCTTCTGATTTGTAGGTTTCACTTCAGGAAGTGTGGCTGCTACAAACTTAATAGCAAACGCTGATGTCTTCTTCCAATCTGTAGAAAATGGCTCAGGAGCATAATCTCTATTTGTTACATTCTCATCGTTTATATCAATAGTATCTTCTTCATTAAAGTTGATACCTAGTGTGCGAAGATTCTCTTTGGTTCTTACAACCAGTTTATTAAAACGTTCTTCACCAAGTGTTTGATATTTCTTTTCCTTAGGACTTGCATATGCTTCCTTGATTCTGTTAAATATCTCAGTGCCAGTGATTTGTTTAAGATCGTATAATGATTTTTTACTATCTCCAAAGATATAGTTTGCAGCACGAGCTGTCATATCTTGAACAAACTCAAAAACCTCAGTTTCTGTAAGTCCAGGAATACGCATGTACTCAGGAGCAGAATCTACTACAGATGCTGGAAGAGTCATATCTTTAAACTTACCAGCCTCAATAGCCTTGAACAATTCTTCCTTCATAGAAGGTCTTTGTACAAAGGACTTAAAGAACTCTATGATGTTTCTGAAGAACTTCAAGATCTTTTCACCTAATGTACGTGCAGGAAGTTTACCCACTCTAAACGCACCGAAGTCATCAGCCATTCTTTCTTTAGCTTGTTGATCTGTAGCATCAGCGTAGTTAATTTTCTTACCAGAAGCTCTATCTATGAACTGACCTTTCTTGTTTCTAAACTCATCAAGGATAAGTTGTCTTTGCTCAGGAGTGAGGAACCCTTTCCAAATAGCTTCAAATATTTCATGGTAAGGAGCTGTACCAGGAGCACCCTTGTAAAACTTAGCTACACTCTTTTCAAAAACACCCCAAGCTTTCTCATTATCATATGTGTCAACAAGATTATCTAATACTTCATAAGGAATAGTAGGCACCTTTTCAGCAGCCCACTGTTTGAAAAGTTCAATCTGAGCATCGTCCAAAGCTTCTACTTCAGCACCCCCAACACCCACTCTCATGTATTCATCATCAGGAAATCCTGTTTCGTTTACATCATATTTATCAGATTTAGTTCCTTCTAAAGCAGATAGTTCTGCATCATATTTGGCATTAAGTTTTTCTAATAACTCTTTTTCAGATTTTGCAGTAACTTCTTCTTTTTCACCATTTTTATCTATATAAGTACCTATCCATTCTCCAGTTGGAACAAACTCATCTGATTCAGCAGGTTTTACTGTATTTTCATAATACCCATCGTAATTATCATCTGCAGCAGCTTCATCAGAAACAATAGTCAAACTTCTTCTACTTTCTATTTCTTTTCCTTCAGGTGTCTGTTTTAATCTTTCTATATCAGCTTTCTTATCCTCCAACGCCTTAGCTGTTTCTTCTACTGAACTAAGTTCTTTTGGTGCTTCAACTACAGGAGCAGTTGCTCGAAGAGCTTTAAGTTCTACATTCGCCAATCTATCTGCTACAAACTTTGCTGTAAGTTCTAAATCATCTGCAACAGGATCAAATATGTCACCAGCCTTTAATGCAGGAACAATAGTGTTATTTACTAACTCTGTGTTCTTTGCTGCATTTGTGATAGTATCATTTATAATAACATTTACAGCAATGTTACCATTAGCATCTATAGTTCCTGTAAAATCAATAGGACCAGTTGTAAAACCAGTAAAGGTGTTAGTAGTTGCACCATCCATTACAAACTCACCTATCATAGGCTTACCTGCATCTTCAACCTTTGGAGCAGCTGTAGGGGCTGGAGCTTGAATTACAGGAAGTTCAAAATCAATAAGTGTAGCATATTTCTGTTTGAATGAATAAGGAATAGCGTCTGTAGGTTTAGCCACCTTTGTAACTAAAGGAGTTTGATCAGCGCTTCTATCTTTACCACTCAAAAGATAAGACTGGTAATTAGGCCACTCAACCTCAACTAACTTATCATTCTCAACTTTATACTCATAGAAGTTTTCGTAGAAATTGTTCTTAAGAGTGGTGTTGTTAATAGCATGGAATGCTTCTTTCAACTGATTGATAATCTCAGTCTTTTTGCTATCAAGTTCTTCAGTGGTATATCTTTTACCTCCAAGGAAAATCTGTCCACCAGCTGTATCTATAAAGATTTGATTTCCAGAAGTTTTAGAAGTCTTTCTCCAGAACAAAACATTCTGAATATACTTAGCTAGGTTTACATCTAGCTTCTTAGTTTCCTGAAACTTATCCATCATAGTCTTGATGGCAAGATGAACAGCCTCAGCTTTACTAGCACCTAGTTTATTATTGTTTACTATCTCAAGGGTGTCACCATATTGTAACACTGTAAGACCATTGTTGAATGTAATGTTTTCACCATTATGTACAACAAAGCCATCAGTAACTACTTGTAAAAGTCCTTCCTGTGTAGCAATCTTATTTTCAGGAATAAGAATACCACCCACTTGGTTTCTTTCATACTTACCATCTACAATATTCACTTCTGCAACTCCTCTGGAGATAGCAAAACGGTATGCTTTTACAGGAAATGCAGGTGCAGTAAACAACTCAGTTCTCTTTGTAGCCCAAGCTTTGGAAGCAGCTTCAGCTTCAGCCATCTGATCAGCTCTAAATCTAGGATTACCAGATCTATCATAAAGAGAAGGTGTAGGCATAGTTTGGAATATAACTTGTTGAATATCAACAGGTTTTCCAAGTTCACCAATACGCTCACCATCCTTATTCACAAAATAAGTCTTACCAGCTTCTTGTTCTACAAACACTTGTGCAACAAGTCCAGTCTCTGGATTTGTAGCATCACTAGCATCAGTTGTTCCATAAGATAGTGCTGTAAGACCTTTCAGTCCTAAAGCTTCTTCTTGATTAGGAGTGACAAGAATAGTTGCAAGGTTTCCTCTATTCTTAAAGTTCTTTGCATTGTTCAAGAACTCTCTAGAGTTTCTGATAAATGTAGGTTCATCAGGACGCTCTGTAGGAGTAATTCCAGATATGAATAACTTGAAAGCAGACTTTAACTTACCTTGTGCAGCAGCAAGAACTTGTAATTCTTCAAGAGTTAATGGAGGAGGTGTATCTACAGTGGCAGAATTTTTTTCAATATCAGCTTGTTGTTTATCTAAAACAGCTTTGTTTTTTATTAGCTTTTCTTCTACACTTTCAATCTTCTCATAACCACTAAGAAGTTTAGGATTAATGTTCTGAATGTTACCTTTAAGATCTTCTACTTTAATTGTACCATCTTCATTTATATCAAGTACTTTAACCTTTTTGAGATCTTCTACATCTAAGTTTATATCTTCAGCAGCTTGATCAGCATCTTCTTTATTAGAAAAGAATGAAACTTCACCAGATGGAGAAGTCACTTCATAGCGATCATCTGCAATTTTAGTCACCTTAGCAAGCTGAGATCCATCAAGTTGATATTCTCTTTCTATCTGAGGAACTTCTGTAACCCCAGCTCTATTTACAAATTCTATAGGTTTTTCAACAGTAGGAGTAACTTCTTCTTCCTCTTCTTTAGATTCTTCTTCAGTAACATCACCCTGTTCATTAGCCATTTCATCTGCCTGGTTGAAGAACTTTTCAAGTCCTTCTTTAGAAGAAAGATTGTCAAATGAATCAGCAGCATTTTTCTTAAGTTGAACAAGTCCATTTATATCTGCACCAAGACCGTACACTTCTGTAATTTTCTCTGAAGCAACAACCTTTTCATCAAGATCTTTTTGTCCACCCAACTCAAAATTGAGTAGAGATTCAAAAGTCTTAATATCAAGTTCACCCTTATTAAGGGCAATATTGATACGCTCAGATAGAGTGCGTAAAGTTTTAATTTGGTTTCTAGTGCTTCTCTTTTCTAAAGCAGGAGTTAGATCTGAAATACTTTCACTTAAAGCTTTAGCTTTTTGTTCATACGCCTCACCAATCTCTTTTAATCCTTCTCTGTTAGTCAAAGAAGAAACTACATCATTGCTAAGAAGAGAATTGATCTTATATAAATTTTCTTGTATATTATTCAGTCTATCATTTACATCAGGAGCAATAGAAGCATAGTATGCTAAGTTTGTTTTCCAATCTTCAAATGTATCATATTTGAAGTTTTCCTCCATCTCTTCTGCAGTCTTAGGATTGATGTTTGATGTAAATGGATTTTTAAATGTAAAGTTAATACTATCGTATGAACTCTTAATTCCATTAGCTTTACTAATCAAAGCATCTACATATTCTGTAACAGTATTTTTACTAGACTCATTGAAGTCCATTCCGAAGGTTTTTTCAAACTCTTCTTTATCTAAATCCTTGAGCATTTGAAGTTGCTCAATTGTTACATCATGTAAACCAGAAGGTACACGTGATGATACAAAGTTGAAGAACTGGTCGTGTTTCAAGTTCTTATACTTAAATACATTACCAGACTTTGCAGCCTCATCCATTTCTCTAGCAATGTTTGCAGAGTTTAATGTGTTAGCATATTGGTTTTGAAGAATACCTGTAAGTCCATAACGGTTAAGGATGTTAACAGTACTTTGTAGTCTTTGATCATCGCTCACTTTACCTAGCGTTTTTTCAACTCTACCAGATATACCTCCACTAATAAGAGCGGAAATACCTCCTATTAACATATTCTCTATCCCTTCTGAGCTACCAAACTGTTGAGCAAGTCCAAAGTTGGTAGATTTAACTACCTCATTTAGATTGTTCCAAGTCTTAGCATTTTGAGGATCTTTAAGATTTTTATACTTTCTTGTAAAGTAATCGTAGGTTCCTTTCTCTGTAGCAAACTGACCACCTTCTTCAAATGCACCTTCAGAAAGTACATTCTTTAGACTAGGTTTTGCAGCATCCCATATTTTAGATCCTAAACCAGTGATTGCCTTTTTCTCAAATACATCTAATGAACCTTCAGTAAGACTAATTCTTCCTGCATCTGCTAAGCTTCTTTCAAATGTTCCAGGAACACCTTTAGCTGAATTAGTAAATGCTTTAAATAAACTACCAAATTGAACAGTATTAGAAAGAGTGAGTAGAGCCAAGTTAACACCAAATCTGGTATTCATTGCATCTGTAGCATATGATTCAATCTCAGCTAAAGCAGCACTGTCTGGTTCAGCTCCACCATTTTCTGATTTGTATTGTCTAGTAAGTTCATCTTTTACTTGTCTGTATCCATCACGAGCCTCAACAGCAGCTTCTGTTCTAGCAGAACCATATAATGTAAGACCGTAACGGAAGCCATTAGTAAGTTTTACAGCTTCTGCAGCACGTGCTAAAGATGTAAGATTTGCAATTGCTTTTTCTGATTTACCAAGTGTACGTGCAGTGTCTAGTATATTATCAAGCTTATTTGTACCTGTCATCACTTTATTAAGCCAAAGAGATGCACGTCCAATTTGATTAGCAATTAAAGGAATCTCACCAATACCACCTGTAACATATGCCACCGCAGCATCTTGTACCAAGGCACCACCGATAGCACCAGCTGTAAATCCAAGGTTTCTAATAATCTTATCACCCCAGAAGTTAGCAGATCCACGTGTAAACGGAATCATAGCTCTGAAAGGATGTTCTCTTTCCCATCTACTTACATAGTTAGGAAATTTATCTTCAAAGTTTTTTACCCATTGGTCAATATCAGATTCATATCCTCCTTCTCCAGATAGTTCAGAGAAGCTACCATTTTTCATAGCAGCCATTGTATTAGGTATTGTAGCAAAGCTTTGTGCAAAGGTTCCTAAACCCGTACCTGCAAATTTTACAATACCATTACCTAATTGCTTATACCAAGGTTGTGATAAACCATATATATTTTCAAGATCAACCCCTCTTACATATGTACCATAACGCTGATTATCAAGAAGTTCTTTCTTTGGAACCATTATCATAGGCGCATCGAAAGTTCTTGAATTGTTAGCAGCAAGACCTATCTGAGACAACTGAGATATAGACATACCATTAAATTGACCACCAGAAGGTGTTCCTCCTGTTGGTAAACTAACATCTACATCTTGAAGCGTTGGTGATCCTAAATTAGGTTTAGGCCCAGATAACTGAGGATTAGGATTACGATTGGCAGAACTGTCTATAAGCTCATTATCAAAAATAGGCATTGTTATTTATTTTTTTCTAAGTACTTCTTCTACTGTAAGAGGTCCTATTTGGTTTAATATTTCTTCAACACCAGCAGCACTAACATGTCCTTGTTGATTAAGGATGTCTTTTTTCCAAGTAGTGCCATCAAATGCATAAAGTCTCACTTGAAATCTATCATTTTCCCCTCCATTGTTTCCTTTTGCTCCTTCAACATCAAATCTAACACGAGGTGCATAATTGGTATATGCTATACCAGGAATGGTATATCCACTGTATTTTGCACCTATAGGATTTTCTCTTCCCATTACATTTGTTGTACGTCCTGGAGAACTCATAATATCGAACTTCGCAGTAGTCATAAAACTTGTCTTTGCTACATCAGGGAAATAGGTAGCCATATCTGATTGGTTCAGAGGAATAATTTGTTTATTATTATCTTTATCGTACACTATCAATTTACCACTTCCATCAAAATTTTTCTCAGCCACATATCTCAATTCTTTTGATCCATCGCCACTTCTCATTGAACTAATTGTTGATGGACTAAAGTCTCCTGGATTTTCTTGATCAAGATATCCAAACTGATCAAAAAATCTTGTAGCATTTCCTATTAAATATTCCACATTTTTAGCTGTGGCTTTATCTTCCATATTTAATGTTCCATAAGTCACTTGCACTTCAGGCATGTTACTAGCAAGATAGTCAGATTGAGCTTTTAGTTTTTGAGATACAATATTAGCAACCTCACCAGTTCTCAAAGTTTTAACAAGTGTATTTGCTTGTGCATATGCTGCCGCATTGTTTGCTGAAAGTCTTTTTCCTTCATACCCATCAGACATTACTTGCCCTAAAGCTCTAAGTCTTGTAGGAAGACTATTTATATATGCTTGCTTATCAATTGTTATGCTAGGAGTTTTATCACTCTTTTGACCTACCTTTTCAACTTTTATAAATTTCTCTAATGCAGTTCTAGCTTCATACAAATCTTGAGCTGTATGAGTCATACCATTATCTAGTTTACTACCAGAGTATCTATTAAACGTAGCTTTAAGAGCTTCATCGTATGGTTTAGTAGTAGCAACTGCTCCATTGAATAAGTTAGCTCGTTGCACTTGTGTATTTTGTAATTCTCTCATTTGCTCAACAAATACTCTTTCATCATTATCTTTAATACTTGTTGGGTTAATGATATACTTGTCAATCAAACCATCTAATGCTTTATCTTGAGCTTTTAACAATGCCTCTCCAGCAAGAGGTTTACCATCACTACCTTTAAGCTCAGGAAAAAGTTCATTTCTAGCAGTGGATCTTAGAGATAAGATATCTTGATTGGTTTGTTCTATACGTGTAGTTAAATCACCTAATGTAGGAAGTTCTACTCCTGTACCTAATCCTCCATATGCAACCTTAGGTGCTAGTCGTGCTCTTTCTGCTTCTTTCTCAGCTTGTTCTGTTCTCCATTTTAATTTATTCAAATCAAGCGTTTCCTTAGCAATAGAATGACTCATTAAAAATTCCTGATGTTCTTGCTTTGCTCTATTCACTTGGAATTCTAACTTCTTCTTTTCCATATTCATCTGAGCATAAGGATTGCTCATTATCTCCTGTGTATAAGATTCGTTAGAAAGGTCATTTGCAAGACCTGTTAAATATTTCTGCGTATACAATCTATATTTAAAATCTTTTATATCTGATTTACCAATTTCATCTATTTCTTTAGCAGCTTCTTTTTCAAAATAACCATTGTTTATTCTATCAACACCTGTCTTAATATTAGCTTCAATTTCAGCTTTTTCTGCAGATGTAAGTTTATCGTTGGTCTTAAGCTCTACAGATAACTTACTTAAGTCATCTAGTAATGTTTTCTTTTTATTATCATATGTACTAATAATATCTCTTTTAAAGGTGTCAGCTGTAGCATTTCTATAATGATAGTTACCTGTAATCAAGAGCTGACGTTTATCAGTCTCATTTAAGCTAGAGTAGAAATTGTTTAATATTTTCTCAGCAGGAGTACCCTTTACTTTAATACGAAGCATTGCATCGTCTACTATAGGATTACCATTTTTATCTAATCTATAACTACCGTCTGCATTTCTTTGATAAGGAATGTCTACAGATTTTTCTATTTCTTTAATCTTACTAGCAACATCTCTAAGTTTCTTATCAACATCTACATATTCATAAAACTCTCCGTTAAAACTTGTATTGAGATCAGGATTATTATACCACTGACTCAGTTCATCATTAAACCAAGCTTCGTTTTCTGGAGAAGATTTTCCATCACGTTTAGCCTTCTCCATGTACTCCTGCTGCTTCTTGATATGTTGGGTAGATTTATATGCATTTAAAATAACAGGATCTTTTGAAATTTGTCCTATCATTCCTCCTACAGAATTAACCAACTGAAAGTTAGAAAAATCTGATGCAGCAAATGTTTGAAGATTGCTGCCAAGTTCATTTAACTTAGACTGCAAGTATTGCTTATGAATAGGCTTAGCAAGTTCTAATCCAGCAATTTGTTCTATATTAGATTGAATCTTCTGAAGACCCTCATCATAGCGTCTCTGTTTCTCCATACCAACAGCAACCATAGCCTCAACAGGAAGCTGCTGGACATATGGGTTAAACTGTGGTATATTATCGGTAAATGATGCCATGTTATATTAAGTTAGCAAATGTAATAGATATTATGATAAAATCCAATAGTTATAACGATTTTCGTTAAATCACTATAACTGAATTGGTTATAGATTTTTGAGTGCTTTTACAATAGATCCGTTCCTAGAACTCTTAGTGTCTTTGGCTGTACTCTTCTTAGCTTTAGTGGCTTCAGCAAGTTTAGTTATTTCTTCCAAATCATTAACGTTAGCGTTAGCAATCATAGACTTCCAATCCACTAAGGGATTCATATTTTGAGCTCTCATTCTAGGATCAAAACGATAGTTGTAAAGGTTCTCATACGCCTGTAAAGTTCTGTTCTCAAGCTTGTTCTTAGCGTATTTGTCAGCAATAGAGTTAAGAGCAGCCTGGGTTGTAGCCTTTGTATTAGACTTAGCAGCAGCTTGTCTTTCATATTGCTTGTCTAGAATACCAAGATTTTGTAATCTTGCCTGGTTCAGAAGACCTCTGTTTTCATTGTAGGCTTGCTGTTTCTGAGCTTGGTTCATACGGAATTGCTCTCCTAAGACCTTCTGATTAGCAGCATATTTCTGAGCATTCAGCATACCCTGGGCAGCAGGATTGTATCCTACCATTCTTTGCTGTGCTCTGAAGTCAGCCTGATTCTCGTTTAGGATGTCCTGTAGAGAAATGTCATAAGGAACGTTCAATTCTGGCTGGAATAACTGGGCCTGAACAGGTTCAAGTTGGTTCTGGCTAAGAGCAAACATTTCACCTGCAAGTTGGTTAGGATCCAATCTTTCTGCATCTGAAGGACGTAGATAAGGAAGTGTTTGATTAAATAATCCCATCCAGTCAAATTTATCATCAGTAGTAACTTCAGTTGTTGGTTTAAGATCTAAAACTTTACCACCTTTAGGGACTGGTAGTTTAAAAGCTGTATTTGGAGTGTATGCTTCAACAGGTTCTCCCATTTCTCTAGCAGCAGTTCTTGCACTTACAGTTTGTCTACCCACTTGTCCATCAACTTCTAATCGAGCAGTAGATCCTACTTTTTGTGCTTTATCATTCCAAGCTCTTTGAAATCTCTTAACACTTTTTTCATTCGATAGGTCAAACTTACTAAAGTCGTACCAAGGGTTATTAATCATTAACTGTGCTATGTCTTGGTCCGTAATGTCTCCATAATACTTACCAGACTGTTTCTGAGTAGCTTGTTTCTCTAAAGCTGTCAATCTCAAACCTCTATCAGCCTTGATGATACCATCATCTCCAGCTTCAAGATCTTGTATCTCCATCAAGGAGTTCATGGCGTTCTGAAGCTCAGCAGCATCTGTCTTTTTAGTAGCAATGTCCTTAAGTTTCATATTAGCTCCTAGAATATTTGCTTGGTAAGAGCCTAATGTAAGTTTGTCAAATGGTGAGTTCATATCTAAATTCTCCAACCCTTTTGATGATTTATCGATAATTTTGTTCTGTTTATTCTCTTTTTTGGAAAGATCTGCAACATAGTTCTTGAACTTCTTACCTTTAGCTTCTTCGCCTAGAATAGGAACAAATGAATTTGGAACCTTCAGATTACCAAACACAACCAGACTTTCACTATTGCCACCATCTTGAAGTTTTACAGCAGGCTCACCTCTTTCCACTTCTACAGGACTTTGTCCATAAGTGATACCTATACCAGTGTTACCTTGTCCGTCAGACTCCTCGTGAGATTGTCCTTTGAACATTACAGTTTCTCCACTGTCAGGTAGATATGGGTTGTAGGACATAGGTTCTGCGTCACCACCCCAATGAATAGCAAGTTCACCACCCTGCTCAAGCATAGGTCTTTCTGTAGACATAGCTTCAGCTGTAGGAGCTGTGTATTCTTTCAGATGTCCACCTGCACGTAGAGTGTCCATAGTTGGGTCTGCAGCTAAAAGATCTTGTAGAGAATAGTCACCAAACTTACTAATTATCTGAGGGTTTACATTACCACCATCTTCCATAAACGATGTATATTGTTGTTGAGCACCTCTGAATCCTTGATTTAAAGCAGATGCCATAATGTTTCTATTTGCAGCATCTTGAGCTTTCTTGATCTTTTGAGGACTTCTATCAATAAGGCCACCAATCAACTGACCACCCACTTGTCCAATCATACCGCCAACTGGTCCACCTAATGCTGTACCAGCAGCTTTACCAATACCACCACCAATTTTAGAACCAGCACTTTCACCCATGAAGCTATTCATTGCACCACTAGCTTTGTCACCAAGTCCTTGTTCAGACCATTTATAAATATCTGTACCCTTCAACCAATCTCCATTAGCAGCTGTTTGCATCTTACCGCCAGTGAAGAACTGTTTAACTCGTTCACTGTCATATAAAGGTTCATATCCAAGATCATCATAAAGAGTGTTAGGAGCAAAGGTGTTTGCTATCTCTGTACCATTCTTTGCTAAAGGGTTAGTTCCCACCCCATAAATAGGGAAGAATGGTTCACCTGTATTTACATTATCTTCTGGACGTAAGTATCTACGTTCTTGTTGTTCAGGCCTTAATCTACTTGCCTGAAGGGTAAGATCACTAAGTTCTTCCATCTGTCTAGCAGAGTTCAAAGCTTGTTTCTGTTGTTTAATAAGATCAATACCCTGAATCACTTGACCGATACCAGGAGCAGCTAATTTAGCAGCTTTTTCTAAACCGCTACCATCCTTAGCTTTCTTGATACTCTTTCCTTTCTTAGCACCAGCAATAGAAGAAAGAGCTTTTGCACCCTCTTCACTTGAAAGTATATTAGTAATGCCACTTAATATATCTCCACCACCTTTCTTTTGTTGGGCAGCAAGTTGAGCTTGTGCTTGTTTGTCACGCATAGCTTGTGTAGAACCTGTTACTAAATAATCAGCATTGTCTACAAAATCTTGAAGACCAATAGGTTTGAATTCAGGCGCAGGGTCATTAGTAATGTATGAACCAATCTTGGCTTTTTTAAACTCTTTACCGTGCACTTTCATGAATGTTTCTTCCGTTGGGAATTTAGAATAAAATTCTTTCTCAGATTTAACACCAGCAAGTTTTAGCATTTTTGCTTTCATATTATTTATATTTGTCCAACCATCCACCTTTGGTTGGTTTGTTATAGTTTGTAAAGTTAAGTAATTGGTCTAACTTTTTAATAGGCTGAGCATCAAGGTCATTGATACTTCCGTTCCTACTTATATTCCTAGGTTTCCAATCTAGACCCTCTTGATAGAATGTCATACCATTCTCAGCACTGGCTTTGGTCTTCTTAGCATATGGACCATTGGCAGGAGCAGCTCCTTGTGTACGTGCGTATGTGAAGCCTACAGCTCCAGGCATAGAACCACCAGTTTGCATAGTTCCACCCCAAGCACCGTTATAATTAAAGCCTTGGTCTGTAAGACCACCCATTGTGCCTTCTATACCATTCTGTGCTTTAGGCACATTATCATATTTATCTAACCAGTTTTTCATTATTTATAAGAGATTTGAGATTTCCAAAAATAACCACCAGAAGTTTTGGTTTTACCTTGAACACAATGTCTAATTGATGTAGGATGTAATCCTAATTGTCTTGCAGCAACAGTAGCGCTTTCCCAAGATTCAATAAAGTTTCCTAATAAATCATATTGTTCAATAGGTTTAGAATTTGCTAAAATTTGTCCTTTTTGTAACTTTTTTAAATGTTCTTTTGAAACACGTTTACCTTTGTGTGAATTAGACATTTTCTTTTTAGTTTCTTCTGAATGAACATATCCTTTTCTAGATTCTATTCTTTTCTGTATTTCAGATTCAGACTGAACTCTACCAATCATTCTTTTTTTAATTTTTTCAATATGTTCTTTACTCGGAACGTATCCTATAATCCCGTCACCACCATCTGTCATGTTAGCGAGAGTTCCTGTCTTTTTATCAATTCTTCCGTATAATTTAATAAACTCTATTTCTTTTTGTTTAATAAGCTCATAATCATCTGATTCAAAAAGTATTTCTACTTCATATTCTGTTTTAGAAACTATGTTTTTCCAGATAGAAGATTCTTTTCTATTTGTTTCAAATGCTCTTCTATACTCAGATTTAAAGCTGGAATGTTGTCTATTTTGTTTAGTTCCTATTCCGATATAGAAAGGTTCATTCTTATCTAATCTAATATGTCTATATAAATAATGTTTATTCATTTTATTTATTTATAAGAAACCATTGAACTTCCAACGATAAATTGAGAGACTAAATGTACATCACTCTTGTTATCAAGAATGTGTCTCACCTTTAATTCTTTTGCTCTAAGAGGTTCTTTCTTGAAAGAACGTTTACCATAGTCCATATTGGCTTGGTTAACCACCTTATCTACAGAAAGACTCTCGCACGTGCGTAGGAAAAGAGGTTCTTGCTTATTTTTTACCAGACTCCAGAATGTATTGTATTGATAGAAGTTATCACTCTTTGTGAATGTAATTGTCTTACTATCAGCATTATATATAGGATACTTCATGTAATCCTTTAGGTTGTTTATTGGTTTAGGAACCAGCTTAAGAATACCAGTACTCTGTTGTCCATTATATAGGACAGCTTTGTTGAACCAAACATCATCCACTTCTATCTTACGATTGTCATCAGATACCCCATCAAGATCAGGGAAGTATTTATAAACCTTTGTGTAATCTTTTATGTTCTGAAGAATTTCATCATTAAATGAATATGAAAAAGGATACTCAATAACATATGGTTCTATGTTTCCATAGAAGCTATTATATATAATAGGGTTCTTCAAATGTCTCCATAAACAAGCTGTTGTGGTCTGTGTGTAAGTGGTTGCTGCCACTTGTACAGGATTTAGCGTTGATACACTCACCGTTTTCTTTCCTTTACATTTACCTGTGCTTTCTAAAGAAATCATTGTTACAGCATCAGCAACCGTGTAGCTAACTCCAGAGATCAGATCTTTGGCAGCAACATCTTCAGCGATGATGTTATTAAATTCATCAGTTATTGTAAAAGGTCCTATGTTAGGGCCCCCACTGGTTAATTTTATAATGATACTCTTTGGCATATTATGTTTCAATTAATGGTGACGTTTCTTCTGCTGTTCCAGCTAGGTCACAAGATAAAACAGTTGTTGTGGTAGTCGTTGTTGTAGGTTCAATAGTAGTAGTTGTTGTAGTGGTTGTAACTACTCCTGGACATCCCATTGTGAACTGCCAAGCTGTACCAGGCATAGGTGCATACACTTCAACAAGAGCTGATGATGGACTAGCCAATGTCTTGTTAAAAGATGTAACACCGCTTCCAGGACTTGTCACTCTTGGATATCCATCATCTGGATAGCTTGCAAAGTTAGGATAGGTTACAAGTGTAATAGGATCAACCTGACCATTCAAGTTTGCATTAAAGGATGCTCTACTTACTCCACCAAAGTCATAATCAGATATACCTCTATATCCAGTATCAATCACTACATTACCATTCCATCTAACTATAAACCTGTCAGGAACGCCATATGCATCAAAGCTATAACTCACTGTGCCAGTGTCTGATCCCAGAGTTACAGATTGTGTAATTGGATGTCCCTGCTCACCTAAGTAGCTAGATACTACACCACATGGAACAGGTGATAATGATGTTGTTGTAGTTGTGGTAGTTGTTGGTACATCAGTTGTAGTCGTTGTGGTTGTTGGTGTTGCTGTAGTTGTTGTAGTAGTTGTAGGTTCAGGAATGGTAGTTGTTGTTGTCGTTGTTGGTTCTAATGTTGTTGTCGTGGTTGTGGTTATGTCAGTTTCTGACGCAGTCCCAGCTAGTGTACAATTTGTTATTTGAACAGTTCCAGCAAGACTACAATCCTGAGGAAGAGTAACAGTTCCTTCAAGTCTACAATCTAATGGAGGTCTAGCTGTAGTAGTAGTTGTTGTTGTAGGTATAGCTCCAGGTACACCTGCAACAAAATCAAACATGTCACAGCATGTATTCAATCCAGAGTAGAAGAAATTGTTCTCTCCAATATACCAGTTAGGTAGATAGGTGTGGAAAGAAATCCAACTCTTTGTATTGAAATTGTACGAAATTGTCCAGGATTTATTACAGAAATACTCAGAATCTGTAAGACTCACCTTTGTTCTGATAGTCAGACCATTTACAACATTCTCTACATAGAACTCTCTAAGTTCACTATCATACTTGACATCTTTGCTTTTAGGAATGTAATCAAGCTTAGTGATAATAACTCTGTCGTATTTAGTGTCATAAACACCATGTAGTCCCACACCTGTAAAGTTGTTGTCAACATTTACATCAGGGAAATATCTCAAGATTTCAAATGCCAGATGATCTGTAAAGAATCTGTTCATTCCTGAACCAAATCCAGATAGGTCTACCACCTGTGTACCTGTAATTAAAAATACTTGTCCACGCTTAGCATCTATAGACACCTGACCTTGCGGTATCTTCAGAAGCATCTTATGCTGACTTCCTACAAATCCTAGATCTGTCTCAGCAAAGTCGATTGGAGGAGCACCCTTGAATAAGTTGGGGTTTCCAAAGTAAGCTGCCTGAGGATTACTTGTATCAACAGTCAATAAGTTATTGTACATCAATGTCTTATTCTCAAATCTAGCCAGAACAGCTTTGTTCTGAATACCATCTAAAGAGATTAAGTCACCGAAGTTTTGAGGGAAATCAAAATAAGAGATTGCCCTGTATATACGCCAGTTGTTCACTCTGTTATCAGCATCTATGTTCTGAGGATCAGAATAGATGGCTCTGAATGGATAATAGGTGTAACACGGCTTATCCCAATCAATTGGAAGATTGGTAAATGTGTTCTCTCTATTTTGCTTAGAGAAACTTACATTGTAATAATATGTGTTATCCTGAGCAATTGTGACAAATGATTCTTGTACCCAATCATCAGGAATACTTGTACTTACGTGTGGCCAGAAGTCTCCTTCTCTGTTATTGAATGCCTGACGTAGGTCTAAGTTATAAGAGCTCTCACAATAAAAGCTAGGTATTCCATAAGCAAACAGATAGAAGTATCCATCATAGAAGGTTCTGTTTGGATTGCTATCTTTAGGAGCTGGTGGAGTTACAAGCTGACTGTTAGGACAGTCAAAGTTGTGAGCTTTGTAAGATATAATGTTTGACAATACACGTGTAGCTGAACTAGGCACCACTGTAGAATAGTCCTTCAGAATGGAGCGAGCTGAGTGCCAGTACTTGGGGTAGGCTACGTTACCAATCTCATCATAGAAGATGTCTGAATCATCAGGTGCACCTACTCTATTGTCAATAAAAAATGGAAGCTTCGTCTTGAAAGCAAATCTACCAATGAAGGTATCACCACCGAATACAGTGCTAATTTCATTACCACCAACCAAGGCTTGGAAGCCAGTGTCCACTTTTTCATAAGAGTATATTTGTCCCCACTGATTATCAAAGATGTTCTTAATAGATGCATAATAAGCAACTACAGAAATATCTGTTTCTTTTGCAGGGGTTGAACAGTTACCTATTTCAGATATGGTAAATCTTGATTTATCACTAACAATAGGATCTTGCCCATTAAGCATGTTGATGCTCTGATCAGGGAAAGGTAGTTCAGATTTATCCAAGTCTGTTCTCAGGTATACAGAAGATTCTCTGTTATAGTTATTAACATTCTGAGTATCACCTACGTTCTGTACGCCAGGGATTAAATATCTAGCAATGTCTAATGTTCTTTGCTTGATACCAAGTCCATTAGGAATACTCACTCCGTAGTTATAATCAGCAATAGAGTTGAATGAATATGCGTAGTTCTTTCTAGTGATGCCATTTATGTAAATAGCAATGTATGCCTGATAGGCTGTAAACATTGCTGTTGCATTAAATGGATTAGTTATTGCTGCAAGAGATGACGCACTGTCAAGAGCATCTCTCTGAGCTTCTTCTGTAAGAAGTCTGTATTTAGCATTCTTCTTCACCTCAACGAAGTGAGCCAGACCCTTACCAAACATTACACTCTCAAGCTTAAGAACATTTCCTAAGAATGGCTGTCCAAAGGATGTCTCAGGAGAGTTGAATATTTGTCTACGTTTTTCAGTGACACCAGGTTGTTCACTTGGCTCTTTACAAGAAGATACACCTGTAACCGTTCTAATGAAATTAGGACAGAAGTTTTTAGGATTACCCTCAACTAATACAGGAGTGGTACCTGGAATAACCTGAATAGTAATAGACCCTCTATTAGGCCATCCATCAATCCATGTCTGAGTGATACCTTTAAAGATGTCATTATATTCAACTCTGATACCTCCAGCAAAAGCTCTAGGACATACATCCACTCTCCACTCATCATATGTAGCTACACCAGCTGCTCCTACAGCAGGAGCTAATATAACTGGTTTGCTTGTAGAACATACAGCAAACGTTTCTGTTGTAGTGCGTGTAATCTTTTGTGTCTTGTTATTATCACAACTTGTATATTCCACTACAGCAGTTCCATCAGGACCAAGCTTAGTGATATAAACCATGTAACTGTCACAGATGTCTGTGAATGCATTGTTTGTAGAGTTTAAAAATGGATCTTTACGAAGGTCGTTATATGGATAGTTTGGATAGAAGTAGTCTTGATTCTCTCTAGTGTAGCTGTTTACGTTTCTTAACATACCCTTGGCTACAATAGACTTATTTGTACTACGATCACCACGTACTATCTTAAATCCAACAATCTCAGATTTCTGCTCATCTGTAAGATTGGAAGCCTGAATCAACCCAATGATTTGTTGTGTATCTATACGCACACCAATTGGGAAGATGGCATCATTACCCATCACCATAGAGTTTGGCCCTGTGAAAAGCTTTGACTCATAGATTGGACTAACTGATACATCAGGGAATTTATGATGTCTGATAGGCTGGCCAGCAAGATCACCCCATACATCTCTGTTACAAGGGTAAGTTTCTGTAGATTCCCAATAAGCCATCTGGCCGTATTGGTAAGGACCTTTGTATGCTGGGTCAGGAGAATATCCTTCAGAGAAACCTGTTACAGATGCTGTATTGTAGATTTTCCAATAAGGAGAGTAGCCTATACCACCAAAGTCATAAGATGGTGTGCCTACAAAATCGGGGTCTGTTTCAGGAACATCTGGTCTGTTCTCGTTAGAGTTTCTTGGTCTACCAGGAATATGAAAACCATCTGTCTGTTTACCATTTCTTAATAAGAAAACAATTTCAAATGCATAAATCTCATCTCTAAGATAACCTCTTAGATTGGTGGCATTTGTCTCATCAGCATAGTTTTCATCAGCAGGGATTCTCCAGCTTTCCCATAATAGTTCAACTTGGTTAGCAATGCTTTGATAATTTACCCTACTGATAGAAGATAGGTTGTCCCAAACTAGAATATCCTGTACGTACGTAAGGTCTTGGGCAATATCGTAATATGGAAACTTCTCAAAGATGTCATTAATAGAGAGACGAATCTGTGTTTGATTCTGGCCGCTATAAATGATTTGCTTCTGAAGGTTGTCTATGTAATATGTTCCTACAAGCTCTACAGATGTAATCCCATTCACTGTTTTAATTACAGCAAGGTTAAAATACTGGAATAGTCCTGTACCATCCAAGTTGCTGACATTAACAACAATAGATTTACCAACAGGGTAATTAAAGTTTACACTGGTGATAGAAGGATCTGCAATAGGAGTGGGGTTGGTTACTGAGTAGTATGATGTGTAAGGATTTCCTAATGAGTCACAGTATTGAGCAGCAAACTGATATGTACCAGCTTCTAAATTACCTGTACTTCTCACTTCCTCAATATCAAGCTGAGGAATATTAAAATTAGGCTGAAGCTTTAACTGATTGCAATCAAGATCATCTGTGTATTCAGGACTACATAAAGGAGTGCCTGTCTTTAACACTTTAGGAATATCATCAATATCAAGATAGCGTCTAGGATTAAGACCATCTGTCCAGTAGATTTCTGTAGAACAGTTGGTTAATCTATGAACCACCTTATGTATAGGATAGTTAATATTAAAATTTAAACAAGGAGCATTTACCAATACACGGTACACGCAATCGTTGTTCTCCATATAGCCAATCTGGCTATCTTTGGTTTCAGGATTGGTGATAAAGAATATGTGTTTGTTTCTCTCAGGAATAAAATGTTTACCTATAAGCATGTATCCATCAGGAAAGCTTAGGCAAAACTCGTTCCCTGGCTCATTCTGATAGTTTACAGAATTAGCATCAAAGTTTTCAACGCCTGCATTCAGGGCATACGTAAGCATACCCTTCTTAACCTGATTCAGTGTCTGATCAAGATTAAGACCTGTGGTAGCATTATTATATTCCTGTGTAATATTGCTTTGTTCTTGTTCAGCCATATCTGTTAGTTATTTCTTCTCCAACCAGACCTATTCACTCTGTTTGGTAGTTCGTACATGTTAAATCTATTCAAGTCATTCTTTATTCTACGCTGCTTAGTCCAGCTATCTTGCTTCTTGATTTCAATATCAGCCATGATGAATGCTTCATCTGCCAATTGTTTGTAATACATAAGCTTTTGCTGTATTTGATTGAACGTCTCATCATTCACTTGATTTGACAGCGTTTCAAATACTTTGTATTTGATGAAAGCTTCTATGTATTCTCTGATACGATAGTTGTCAGGCATCATTTGATTACCCACACCATCGTACTCTGTAGAATAAAATACAAGATGTACAATACCATTTCTGAAGTTGGTGACAAACTTGTTATCTCTAATATCGAAAGAATCATATCCAGATGCTCCAGGTGTAAAGTTGTTTACAGGAGTTGGATTTTGATAGAATTCCCAGTTGTTTGTATAATCTACACCACAGTTCTTCTTAGCAGAGATTGTACCTGGTTTTAACAGATATAGTCTTTGATAAGCAATTGCTGTAGCGTTATTTGTCTTATAGACTGTCTGCATCAGTTCTGGCATACAACTACCATCACAACCTACATTTCCGCAACAAGGACTAGGCATAGTGCCATCTGTTACAATAGGGCTCACCTGAATAGTTGTTTGTGTCGCAGCTTGTGAATAGAATGAATTGGCCGTTTGATAAGGAAGTCCTTGAATCTCTGTGCACATCCAAGCCTCTCTGACAGCATAAAAGTTATCAGGCAGGCGTGATTGGAAGTCCTCTATATAAAGAACATCTTCAGCAATAGGATAGCTACCTCTTCCCAATTTCCTCAAGCACTTATCAAGGTAAGTGGGGAACATTAGGTCGTCTACAGCACCTGTGTCGAAATAGCTCTTAAGCTCTTCCTTTACAGTAGAGTAAACTATCTCAGGAGAGATGAAGCTGTATTTGTAATAATTAGACATTTATTTTATATTTTCCATTGATGATACACATGTTGATAGTTATCATTGGTTTTTAAGTAGTGGGATAGAAGACGTGATGTATTTCTACAAGGCTTGAAATACCACAACATAGAGTGTCTGAATCTAGATGTATTCTTGAACCAAACCCATCCAAAGAAGTAACCCTCTGTATGGAAATTAAAATTGTAGATTATCTTGCCTTTTTCCTTGGTCTTCTTCCAGTCTATAGGAAGGTTTACAAACTCCTTTTCTCCATTAGACTTTATCTTCTTTCTCTTTTTCTTAGTGATAGAAAACTCACCAAATCCATGTGGAAGTTTTGCTCTTTCACCTGTCTCAAGAATATACTCTTTAAATCCTTCATTGAAGGAATAAACTATATTTCTCCACTGATCAAACGTAAGTTTTATAGTGGGGTGTTTCTTGCAAAAATCTTTGTAGTTTTCTTTACTAGCGCTTCTCCAGTCTATCTTTGTCCGCATTTATTTTAGATTTGGGGCATTGGGCGCTTGGCCATCAATACCATCATCTGTAATATCTGTTTTAAGACGGAAGTAGGTAGATAAAAGTTTTTGAGAAGTGAGCTCTAATACTTGTTTCTCTAAGTATCCTGGAAGAGCAAACTCTTTATCAAGAGGGTTTTTACACCATTCTTCATCAGTCACTTCTGCTTGTCCACAACCACATTCCGAATACATAATTTCATTTGGAACATCTTCTTCAAACAAAGCAACAAGTCTGATGGCTTTCACTGATGGATTGCTGACGTATAAATATCCGTCATTAGTAATCCAATAGTACTCTTCCTTCTTAATAATAGGAAGTTTTAAAAGATTGATGTATCTATTAATTGTAATCTCTTTAAGTTTCTTACCCTGACCACTCATAGCATTTATTGAATAAACACCTTGAATAACATATTGGTAATTTCCCTCAGAGATGCGAGGGATTTTGAATTTAGATCTTGCTACAGTACATGGATCTGCATAATTGCAACATTCAGAAATAGGAACCTCTACCATCTCCAAACAAGGGATGGTAGTGAACACTGTGTCTGTAGCCCACAGCTTTCTAAGATTTGTCTCTCTCTTGATAAGCAAGAGTGAGTTATTTCTAATCTCAGAAGCAATAGCTCTATCTGTTATCAACGAATCTGTTGATAATAATTTGTGTGTAGAGCGTACGTCTGAAACTAATTTCCTTAATGTGGCCATTATAAATATTGTTTGAATATGTTTGTCATTCCTTCGTTCTCTTCTATTAAGAATCCTGTAACTTCTCCTTTAGACATAACGTGTCCCATTTTATCATCCCAAAGACTCTTGGCAGTTGAGAATGCTGGAATTTGGTAAAACTTGATTCCATTAATATCCTGGCTGATTTCATGATGTTTATCACCTGTAAAGATGTAGAAATTCTCATGATCTGACCAAGACTCTCTAAACTCTATTGGGAATATACCTGCAAGTTTAGCTGGTTTTATAGCATCACCATGATTGAACATCATGGCTGAGTTTCCGTAAGATACATACTTTCTGTACTTAGGAGAACTATCAAATGTCACTCGACCCATGTCTCTGAAGTAGGATTCTAACCAGTGAATCATGTGCCATCCAACATACTCATCGTGATTACCTGCTACATAGATAACATCTACGTTAACAGCATGTTGTAATAACAATGTAATCATCAACACCTCATGATCGCAGATGTATTTAAATGATGCGTGATAGGTGTGTGTATTCTGTTGGGGAGTGCCTTTTGTAGTTGCGTTTGTGAACTCGCTATTGAATTCGTCTGAACCTATGATGTATGTAATTCTATCTAGGTTGTTGGAAAGTCTTGCTTGGGAGACAATCAATTCCACTTTGTACATAATGTTTGCTAATCTCTTAGCTACGTTATTGTCTCCATCAACGTCCCATTTATTGATATGGGAATCTTGTTTGTTAATTACAAGGGTTGCGTTTGCTTTCTCAAAGTCAAACTTAGGAGCCATAATCTCTTGACTAACAGGCTCGTATGTTGATAAGAAGGATGTGAAAGAGTCTTGAAACACCTGTTCGTCTTTCTTCTTAGACAACCAGGCTTTCACCTGATAACAAGGACGCTCTGCGTTTCCCCAATAGTTCTGTACGTATTTAGTTATTTCCCATTTCTCTGTATCAATCTTACACTTCTCAATCAATTCGTCAAGCGTTCGTATCTCTTCTTTTGAGTTAAAAACCAGTTCACCAGTTCCTTTCTGTAAGTCTTCTTCAAACTTAACCACTTTATCTTCTAGTTCACTGATGTAGATTCCAGCTTCAGCATCTTCTTTAGCTTTCTCCATTTTTTTGATTTCCAACATCAACTCATCTACTTGAGCTTCTGTTATTCCTAGCTTTTCAGCGTAGAACTTTTTACTTTTTTTCCAAGTCAGAAGGTTCTCAAGGTCCTTCAAGAGGTGTTGGTTTGACGACATATATAGTCAAGTTTGGTTAAAAATTGGCATAAAGGTAGTGAATCTTTTTAATATTTTCCAAATTATTTTAACAATTTTAGTTATTGATGATAACTATTTCCGTTATAAAACAAAAACTCCCCAGGGTAGAAACCCCAGGGAGAAGTCTTGTAAAACCAATAAAACAAGACTTTTTAATATTATGCGTTACAGTTACCTAAGTTGGTCAAGAATCCGCCACCGCTAACTGTACCTTGTTGAGCACATATAGACTGGCCAGATCCCACTGTCTGATTTGTTAAGATAGTTCCGTTACAATCTGTGTAATCCACGCCTGTAATATCACTACCAGTGTTGTTGTAAAGTTCATCACAAATCACTGGAACTGGTGTTGTGGTAGTAGTTGTAGTTGGAGGAACAAGAGTTGTAGTAGTAGTTGTGGTTGGTTCTGGAGTACAAGAAGTACAAGCTGCGCTGAATGTTGCTGTACCAGATACATTAGGTGTATCAATTACAGCTTCTCTTACATTCACCCCATCAGATACCCATACAGTAGATCCAGCTGGTGCACTTACAAACTGATCTCCTGTGATCGCTGTAGCATTACATAATCCTGGAGTTCCTGTAAATACAACACTAGTTAATGTTTGGTTTCCTTCACAAGCATCTACTGTACTAGCTGTACTGTAATATAGAATAGCAGCTAATGTAGTAGTTGTTGTTGTGGTAGGAGGAGGAGTAGTAGTGGTTGTAGTTGTTGGAGGTGTTGTAGTTGTTGTGGTAGTTGTAGTGATTACTGAAAGATCTACGTAGTTTGTACATAGTCCTGTAGACATCACTCTAATTGTTGTGGTTCCATTAGGAACTGCAGATGAAGGATAGCCAGCTACAAGAGCAGCTTTACTTACACCTGTTGCAAAAGCAGCACTGTATCCATCTACATTAGAATATAGATTAAAGGGGCCCGTGTCTGTTCCTGCTGTTGTTAATGTTATTAATACTGTCATAAATTATTGATTTTAAGGAATATACATAATGTAGTAGCAACCAAGTCCAGGTTGATAGTTAGGATGAGGAAGACCACCACCAGCATTAGCATTAACAACGTTAGTTGTCACAGTGATACCTGTAAGACTGGTTGTAGAATTTATATCTTGAGGAGTTGCATTTCCAACAGCAATTGACCCACCTCCTCCAGTTATATTGCTTTTACCAACACCGTGTCTGTGACCAGGGTCGTTTACAAACGACGTAGCAGAAGCTACGTGCGTGTGCGAAGGAATCTGGGTTATAGACAAGGTAACGTTGTTGCTACCAACAGCACTATATAGATTGTATGTAGGGTTACCTGAAACCGCTGGATCTACAGCAGGATTCAATGTACCACCACCCATTCCAGATGTTGCACCCACACCTACACGTCCACGTTTGTCAGGAGTGCCATTGTTTCCATTACATAGATAGATCTTTTCCCAATCACCAAGTCCTGCTCCAGAAGCATCAAATCTTCCTGAAATAGGTCCGTAGTATTCAACTACAGTGTTAGGAACCATTCTATTGTAATACTTGGTAGAAACTCCAAGACTAGATAGATATGCAGCAATTAAAGAATTAAGTTGAGAAAGCTTTACGTAGTTTGTACTTACATCTAAAGCAAGAGCATCAAGCTCAATCTCTAGTCCACAAAGCTTTGTAATTGCAGCCTGTAGAATCGCATGGGTTCCAGAAGTTGCTGTAACGCCAGTTAGACATCCCACTGTGTAGTTACCCTCTAGAGCAGCAAAATCATCTTCGACAACTTTAAGTCTTGTGTCTAATTCACAGATGGCTTTAATAAGTGCATTCAGAAGGTTTACTAATGTGAGGTCTTCACATTCTACAATGTTTTTATTTACGATTTCACAGATGATTTGAGGATCAATTGTTAGTTTGATTCCTGTACCATCTAGTGTAGAGGTGAGAAACGTAATCAACGCTTGTTCAACATAAGAAAGAGAGTCACCTGTCTTGATTCCAAGAACAGGCACATCAATTCCAGTATATCTTACGCATTGATCAGAATACGTTTCTGCACAACCATTATAACAATTTGAACAAGACATTTATTTATATTTTAATAGTTTTACTCTGCTTGCAATCATACTCACGGTATAATTAGAAGCATAATTTGGATTACAGTATTTATATGTTAAGATTCGCTTATAGTTCAACAGATCCAACATAACATTGGCTGGAACTGGCTGGTTCAACATAAACACCAGATTGTTATATAAGTTATTACTTAGTTCAGAAAGTTTGCAGTCTATCTCCTTTAACAAGTGAGGTATACTACCACATTCTGGACAATTTGTAAGCCTGGGTGATAACATTGTTTATGAATTTGCGTCCTTGTCTAACAGCACTGTTGCATGCAGCACAAAGACCGTTAGTTAATTGACATCCGCACCCTACTTTAGCTCCACAATTTCTACAAGTAGCCATATTAATTGAAGTTTACGAGATAGTTTGTACCAGAACAACCACAGTTGTTTTTGATGAAGTTGTTCAACATCCTATCTGCTTGGTTATATAATTTAGTTGCCTCAGCCTCAGCACAGTTGTTTGCTGCAGCAATAGACCCCTGGATGAAGAAATAGATGGTATTAAGGTCAACTTTTGCTTGAGTCTTAATTGCTCTATCACACTCCATCATATCAAGCTTCATAAACGCCTCATCAAACTTCTCTTGTATTTGCTCTGTGCGCATGATAGTCTTCTCTACAAAGTTAATTGAAGAGGGTGCCACAGAATATCTCAAACGATATACACCATCAGGTAGAGGCTGATCAACACCCACTGGTGTGATTCCTAAGTTTGATGTAGTGAATATGTTAAAGTCGTTAACATTAAAGGGGAGTAAGAATGCACCAAAGCCTGGTACAGTAATCTGAATACTTGCTCCAGAAACAATTGGGGGATCTGTAGGATAGTAAGACGCATCAGCAACACCTAATGTCTGTGAATTATACGTAGGAATCACCAAGATGTCCAACTTAATACCTGTGGTTGGATAAATGGTGGTTGTAGTAGTTGTTGTTGTCATGCTGTTTAAATAATTATGCCAGAGGATCTGAGTGTTCCTCTCACCTCTGGCATAGGTTATATAATCTAGGAATCTATCCTATCTTATGGGATCAAAGTTGAGGTGGTAGTGGTTGTAGGCCATACAGTGGTAGTAGTACTAGTAGTAGTTACACAACCATTCTGGCTTGTTACAGAACCTAATCCAGCTTCTAACACTTCTTCAA